CCTCAAAAATTCTCCGGGGGTGATATTTTTGAACGCTTTTGCAGGAGCATGGGCTTTTCTTTGTACTTTTGTACTTTCACACCCACCTCCACTCTCCTTTTTCATGTGTGTTTTGCTCTCCTTTCCTATCATTTACCACGCGCCCATGCTTCTGCAAAAGCGTTTAGTAGCTAATTTCAGCCGTTTGACGGCGTTTGAAACAACAGTATTGTATGAAATGAGGTGAAACTGTGAGCCAACGGACCTCGCAACCCGTTATATTAGAAAACATTAAGCGCCGACCGGCAAGAACACCGGAGGCTCGCGAGAATCAGCTGATTTCTTTGGCATACGATCTGGCGGAGGAGCGTCTTCGAAACGGAACCGCATCCTCGGCCGAGGTTGTTCAGCTTATGAAATGGGGATCCAAGCAAACCCGGCTCGAACAAGAGCTGACAGAGACAAAGATGGAACTTATGAAGGCTAAGAAAGAGGCTTTGGAGGCATCTACTCGAATGGAGGAGATGTTCGAAGACGCTATGCGCCAATTCCGAAGATACAATGGAGTATTCGAAGAGGATACAGATTACGAAGAGTGATTTCTGATGAAAACTTATACTGAACTAATACAGATTCCGTCTTTTCTTGACCGGTTTCGATATTTGAAGCTTGGCGGAAATGTTGGCGAAGATACTTTTGGCTTTGACCGGTATCTGAATCAGATTTTTTATCAGTCAAAAGAATGGAAGGCCATACGCGATGAGGTGCTTATACGGGACAACGCCTGCGATCTGGCGCATCCCGATCACCCAACGTATGGCCGTCTTATCATTCACCATATGAATCCGATCAGCGAGGTTGACATCTTGCATAGAAGCGACGACCTGCTGAACCCGGAATATTTAATCACGGTTACTCATCGAACTCATAACGCAATTCACTATGGATGCGAAGCATTGCTTACTGAAGATACGCTTATTGAGCGAAAGCCGAATGACACCTGTCCGTGGAAGTGCTTATCACTTCAGCAACAGATATGAAATCAGAAGGCAAAGAATAAAAAAGATTCCAAGACCAATCAGTAAATGGTTGGTTTCTTTACTGGCCTTTTCTTCCTGTGCTCTTCGGAATTCTGCTTCTTTTGCTTTTTCTTCAGCTCGTCTTTTAAGATTCTCTTCGCGTTGATCGAGATAGCGGTTTGCAAGCTGATTTATGCTCTTTGTCTTAATCGCCGAATCGCTCTGGCCCGAGAGAATGATCCTTGTCCCGCAGTATTTGCAGTAAAAAGAATCGATTCCGTTTTCTATGTCGAGATCCGCATTGCAGTTTGGGCAGCGAATTGTTAGGACGTTCATACGTGACCTCCTTTTCTGATAGTAACATTATTATAGCAAGAATCAAGGAAAACGGCAATGCCTCGTGAAAAAAACATACCTTATAATAGAGGAGATAGGCGTAGTTTATGCGTCTCTCTTAGTTTTTCGGTAAATCAAAATGGCTTTTCAATTTTATAATCCAAATCCTGCCGGACGTTTCGTCGGCGATTGTACAATACGAGCTATCTGCAAGCTTACCGGTACGACCTGGGATACGGTCTATGCCGGAACCGCGTTTGAAGGATTTCTAAAGAAAGATATGCCGTCTGGGAATTCGACATGGGGAGCGTATCTCAGACGATTAGGCTATACAAGGCACATTATTCCGAATAGTTGTCCAGACTGCTATACCGTAAAGGATTTTTGTGCAGACCATCCAATCGGGCGCTATTTATTGGCGCTTGACCAGCATGTAGTCGCTGTGGTGGACGGCGATTATTATGATACATGGGATTCCGGCAATGAGATCCCGATTTATTATTGGATGTATGAAGGAGAGTGAGAGAATGCCCCAGAATCTAAGTTTTAACCCGCTGATCCCAAAGCCCGCGGCCGGGCTTAATGCAAATCCTTTGGGCCAGGCAATCGGTTCGATTTCCGGTGTGGGAAATCAGCCGCAGTGCAACATCATTTGGGTAGATGAGATGAAGAATGTGCTTGATCATCCGACTTCTCCAAATGAACAGATGTACTTTGCCGAAAAAGGCACCAATGTTATCTGGGTCCGAGAAACTGACGGAAACGGACAGGTCAGGAATCCTTTGAAGAAGCTTGTTTATTCCGTTGAGGATGTCCCGTTCGGTCCGGAGGCAAATTTCGTCACGAAAGAAGAATACCAGAAACTGTATGATCTTGTTTCAAACATGAGCGGGAAGATTGAGAATCTTGTCTCTCAGCTGAATTAAAGGCGGTGCTGTAAATATGAATTCTTTGTTCGAATCTTTTCGAAGAAACAATGAACGATGCGCTCCCAACGCCGGAGGAAATGGTTTCAGTCTTCAGGCAGCAATTCAGAATCTTGCACAGCAAGTATCGGCATCCGGGATGACTCCGGAGCAGGTTGTTCGACAGAAAATTCAAAATGGTGAAATGACACAGGAACAGTTTCAGAAATACAGTGCCATGGCCGATCAGATTCTTGGCCGGCGCAGATAATGCTATTCGATGTTCAACCGTCAGCAGGTCGACATGCAGAACGGTATGAATAAATATTTTTCCTTATAGGGGGATTATGTCAATGTCTTATTCGGAAAATGGCGGGAATCCTTTTACGATGCCGGTTGCCCCTTATGGCGGCGGAAACGGAAATGGGTTTTTCGGAAATGACGGGGCCTGGTGGCTGATTATTCTGCTGCTGTTTGCCAACAACGGCTGGGGTAATGGTTTCGGCTTCGGCGGCGGAATGGCACCCTGGATGATGAGCAATGGCGTGAATAATGACGTTCAGCGGGGATTCGACCAGTCTACTATCATGAACGGCATTAACGGCGTATCCAATGCGGTCGCTAACGGCTTTGCCAATGCCGAGATTTCCCGGTGCAACTCTCAGGCGAATATTCTGCAGACCCTGAACGGCATTTCCATGGGGCTTCAGAATTGTTGCTGCGATAACAGAGCCGGCCTTGCAGATCTTAAGTATACCGTTGCAACCGAAAACTGCGCAGATCGTACGGCCCTTAATGAAAGTATGAACAGCCTTCTGATGGCCAATAATGCGAACACCCAGAGTATTGTGAAGGCGACCACTGACGGCATTCAGGTTATTATGGATAAGATCTGCCAGCTTGAGCTTGACGGAAAGAATGCGCAGATCGCCGATCTTCAGGCTCAGCTTAACGAAGCGAATCGCCGCGCGTCTCAGAATGATCAGACGGCTCAGATTCTTGCTTCTCAGGCTGCTCAGACCGCTGCTCTGGAACAGTATCTCGCTCCGACGCCTCGTCCGGCATATATTGTTCAGAATCCCAATTGTTGTACTCAGAATTTCGGCTGTGGCTGCGGACAGTGAGGAGGTGCCATGATGGCTGAATGGACCAGTGTTGCCGTGCAGACGGTCAACCCCGGTGAGTCCATTGTCTTCACCGATACTGCAAGGCCTTGCTATCATGGGCTTGTTCTGCACCGCAACGACAGCGGAGCTTTTCTCCTGAAGGGGATTGGCGCGGTAAATCATCCAAACTGCGGATGTCATCCCTGTACTGCAGAGTATACTGTGGATTTTGGAGCGAATATTGCCATTCCGGAAGGTGAAACGGTTGGCCCCATCAGCGTTTCTTTTGCTGTTGACGGCAACACGTTAGCCGGAACGACCATGGAAGTAACTCCTGCTGCAGTAGAAGAATATTTCAATGTATCCCGTTCGACCGGGGTTCCGATCTGGCTTGGTTGTTGTCAGACTCTGTCTATTCGTAATACAAGTCCGATTCCGATCCTTGTCCAGGCTGCGAACATTGTTATCAGTAAGTAAGGGAGGAAAATCAAAATGGATGTTGAAACTCTGAAGAAGCTGATGCACGCTGTAGAGAAGTGCGTTGAAGATCTTTCCAAGAAGTCCGACATTACTCCCGCTGAGACTAAGGCGGCCCTTGACGGGATGCAGCTTCGCGACATGCTTCGATGCGAGATCGAAGAGCGCAAGATGAAAGAAGAGTATTCTGAACGCGGATACTCTGGCTATCGCGCTGTTCCGCGTCATTATACCATGACCGCATATGGCCATCCCGGTGGTTACTATACGCAGTCGATGTCCGGAGAGTACGGCATTCGGCAGTATCCCGGGGCATATGAAAATGCAACCGAAGGATGGTATCAAAGCAATCTTCAGCCCTCGGCGTATAATATGGACAGCCGTTCCGAGTACAGTCGACACAGTATTGGCGATCGAGCGGTTGAGAAACTTGAGAATCTGATGGATGGAGCGAAGTCTGAATACGAGCGTGAAGAGCTTCGGAAGTTTATCAGGATGATTCGGCAGGCGGCCGATTGATAAAGGAAGCAGGACCTTTGGGATGCTACTCAGAGGTCCTGCCTTTCTTTCATGGAAAATGTGAGGGCATTTACATGTCAAGTATTTTAGAGACAATCACCCACATGATCGGCCCGAGCGGTGACTATACGTATTTCAATACTGACTTGATCATCCATATCAATGCCGCATTCTCAAGGCTCTGTCAGCTTGGGGTTGGGCCTGAAACTCCATTTCATATCAGTGATGAAACGGCCGAATGGTCGGATTTTATGGAAGATTGCAGTTCTCTTGAAGATGTAAAGCAGTATATTTATCTGAAAGTGCGCATGGCATTTGATCCACCGTCAAACAGCTTCTTGGCGGAGGCAATTCAGAAACAGATTGATCAGCTTGAGTGGCTGATGAACTCCGTGGCCGAGGTTGGGTATTAACTAATCGAGGTATCAAAATGGGAATTAATATTCCTTATGCACTTGAAATGTGCAGTCTTATTACAAGCTTAATTACAATTTTTACTGTTTTTATTAAACCGATTCGCGAAAAAATTTTCGGACTCGGTGATGTCCGAGAAGGGCATAAATGTATGTTGCGGTCAGAAATGCTCCGCATTTATTACAATGGAAAAGATAATGGCGATAAAATACGCCAGCATGAGTATGAAAATTTTGTGCTTTTATATGAAGCTTATAAAGCGATGAAGGGCAACTCTTTTATTGATAAGATTTATAGAGAAGTTCAAAAGATGGAGGTTATTACATGAAGCTGGATATTGCATGGCTGAAAGCCGCCGGAATTCGAGCAATCAAGACCATCGCACAGACGGCTATTGCCACAATCGGTGTCAGTGCCACAATGGGTGAGGTTAACTGGATCCAAGTCGGATCCGCAGCTCTTCTTGCCGGGATTCTCAGTTTGCTGACTTCCATTGCCGGTCTGCCGGAGCTTAAAGACGGCGTTATCGAACCAGACGGCAGTCTGCTGATCGACGACAGTGACGCTGATACCTATGGGGTGCTTGTGAATTTTGGCAAACAGACAATTGAAGACATTGCAAAGAAAGAGCATGTCGCCCTTCGCGTTGTAAAGGGGCATGTTGCCGATGAGGATACGAGCGACGCTCCGCAGTAAGGAGGCGCCATATGGTACGTTATTATCCGGATGAGCTTGCTCATTTCGGTATCAAAGGAATGAAATGGGGCATCCGTCGGTATCAGAACGAAGACGGAACCCGAACCGAGCTTGGAAAAGCCAGGGAGCGTAAAGGAAACGGAAGGGGCAAGAAAATAGCAGCTGGAGCTGCTGGCGTTGCAGCTGCTATTGTCGGTAAGGCCGCCTACGACGAACGCAGAGGAAAACCGATGTCAAGATCCTTTACTAAACGGAAGCTTACCGACGAAGAAAAGGCATATTTATTTGATGAGACCCAGAAAGACGGGAAAGATCGCCCTAATATTTCCAGAGTAGAAAGAATTATTAAAGGGGCTACAAAAAGCGGTAGAGATGTTGGAAAAATAACTGAAAAAATCTCCGGAAAGAAATCTGAGCGGGAAGAGTATGAACGTCGGGAAGCCCTGAAACGCCAGGCCGCAAGAATGAGTGACGACGATCTTCGAACCAGGATCAATCGAATGAATCTTGAGAAACAGTATGTGGATCTCTCGTCCTACAGAACAAAGTCCGGACGTTGGTCTGCTCAAGAGAAAATGGATCTTGGACTTGACGCAGTCGAGGCCCTTGCCGGACTGGGTTCATTGGCCATTAGTATTTACGGTGTAAAGAAGAAACTAGGGGTTTAGAAATCAAAATGGCTTTAAGTAACACTGCTACGCCAAAGTATTACGGTATGTTTCGTGAACAGGTCATGAAAGGAAATATTCCCATCTGCAAAGAGATTGAGATGGAAATGTGGCGAATCGATAACCTGATTGCGAATCCAAGATACTATTATGACGACGAAGCTGTTGAGGGATGGGTCGAATTTTGTGAGACAGAGTGTACGCTTCGTGACGGCAGTCCATTAAAGCTTCTGGACACTTTTAAACTATGGGCCGAGCAGGTTTTGGGCTGGTGGTGGTTTGAAACCCGATCCGTATATGAACCGAATGAAAACGGTTATGGCGGACATTATGTTACAAAACGATTCAAGCATCGGCTCACCAAGAAACAGTATCTCATCATTGCCAGGGGTGCTGCAAAAAGTATGTACGGATCTCTTTGGCAGAATTATTTCTTGAATGTTGATGGGTCAACGACGCACCAGATCACTGTTGCTCCTACTATGATCCAGGCCAATGAAATCCTGGCGCCGATTAAAACGTCCATCATTCGTGCGCCGGGTCCTTTCTTTAAGCTGCTGACTTTTGGGTCGTTACAGAATACAACCGGTTCCAAAATGAACCGGACAAAGCTGGCGGCAACGAAGAAGGGTATTGAGAACTTTCTAACCGGATCTTTACTCGAAGTAAGGCCTTTGAAGATTGACAAACTTCAGGGCCTGAATGTAAAGTGCGCGACTGTTGACGAGTGGCTTTCCGGCGATCTTCGGGAAAACCCGATTAACGCCATTGAGGAAGGCTGCACAAAAGGCGACGCACGGAACAATCCCGATGATTATCTGATTTTGGCAATGAGCTCGGAGGGAACTGTTCGAAACGGATCCGGTGATGATATTAAGATGGGCTTAATGAAGATTCTTCGGAATGAGTTTGACGATGACGAAGACCGATCAGCATTTGATGACACCAGTATCTGGTATTATAAGCTAGACGATATTTCGGAAGTCGGAAAACCCGAGACCTGGCTCAAGGCGAACCCGAATATCGGGGCAACCGTTTCTTTTGAGGCATATCAGAAAGCCGTAGCAAGGGCGGAGAATTTTCCGGCAGAGCGCAATGAAATCCTGGCCAAGCGATTTAATCTCCCAATGGAAGGACGAACATTTTTCTTCCGTTATGACGAAACGCTTCTTCATAGGAAGCGTGAATACTGGGGGCTGCCATGCGCGCTCGGAGCCGACCTAAGCCAAGGCGATGACTTCTGCGCTTTTACATTTCTATTTCCACTTCGTGACGGAAGTTTTGGCGTGAAGTGCAGAAGCTATGTCAGCTCGGTAAGCATGGGGCGACTTCCCATGGCATTACGAGAAAAATATCACACTTTTTTGGATGAAGGCAGCCTTATTGTGCTCGAGGGAACCATTCTGGATATGACTCAGGTTTATGAGGATCTGGATGCGTTCATTATCGAGTCAGAATATGATGTGCGTTGTTTTGGCTTCGACCCGTACAACGCAAAAGAATTTGTAGCCAGGTGGGAGGCCGAGAATGGGCCTTTCGGAATAGAAAAGGTTATCCAGGGCGCAAAGACTGAATCCGTCCCTCTTGGAGAGCTGAAGATTCTTGCCGAAAAACGGATGCTGGCATTTGATCAGGAGCTTATGAAATTCTGCATGGGCAACTGTATTACGCTGGAGGACACGAACGGCAACCGGAAGCTGTCCAAGGAGCGGCGCGATCGGAAAATTGACAACGTTTCTGCAATGATGGACGCATACGTTGCCTGGAAAGCCAACAAAGATGCATTTGAATAAAACACATTACGGGAGAAATCAAAATGAAATATTACATTGGTTCGATGCCGGTCGGGGATGACGATCTCGAACATTTTGGCATCAAAGGAATGAAATGGGGCCGGCGAAATTATCAGAACGCCGATGGTTCTCTTACTGCTGCAGGACGTATGCGGTATGGCTACAACCGTGCCAGGCGAGGAGCCGCTCGTCAGTATCGAAACGCAAAGCGTTGGGGCAATCGTCAAGTGCGAAATGCAAAGCGGTATTATAACAAGAATCGTGATGCCATTGGCCGGGCTGCCAGAATTGCTGGCGCTACTGCCGGAACACTTGGCGCCGTATATCTTGGACAGCGCTATGGCGGATCTCTGTACAGGGCTGGCGCCAAAGCAGCAAGAGGAATTGGGCGCGGTGTTCGGAGAATTGCCGGCTCCAACGCAGTTCGGACGGCAAGACTGCGTGGAAGAATGCTTCGCAATGAGGTTATTGGGCGGGCCGATAATGCTTTTGCCTCCGCCAAAAGAACTGGACGGCGCATTGCAAATTCCAATGCTGTTCGGAATGCAAAGCTTAGAGGGCGGATGCTCGGCAACGAAGTTCGTGGCGTAGTGGATAATGTCTATGGCGCAACTTCCAAGCGGCTTAAGCGAGCTGGGCGAGCTATTTCCAATTCCAAAGTTGGTCGCGCAAGCTCTCGGGCCGCTGGAAAAGTTACTGGTTCCAAGGCATATAAAGGGCTTGTCAACGCCGGTAAGACCGCAGGTCTTCGCGGAAAGATGGCATTTTACGAAGGCGTCGGTAGAGCCGATAATGCTTTGCAGAGTGCACGGAGAAAAGCACGTAGCATTGCAAACTCCAATATTGTTCGGAATGCAAAGCTCAGGGGACGGATGCTCGGCAATGAAGTCCGTGGCGTAGCGGATAATGTCTCTGGCGCTGCAAAACGTACCGGAAAAAAGATCGGAAATCGTGTATCAACGCATATTCGGAATGAGGCAAGCCGAGGGCGCGCAAATCGCGAGCTCCGTGGATCCCTCAGAAAAGCCAAGCGTTATATTGTAAGACAGAACCGGTCACAGGCAAGAACCTATGCACGCAATCGGAGTAATCGGCGTCGCATTGAGCGAAGCGCACGCCGCAACATGAAATGGCTCGTATAGTACAATGATTTGAAGGAGATATTCCATGCCGACACTAGTCGAAAGGCTCCAGCACGGCTGGAATGCCTTCATCAACAACAAAGACCCCACCGTACAAACAGTTTATTATGGTGGATATTCGTACCGGCCGGATCGTCTAAGGCTTACGCGAGGCAACGAACGAAGCATTGTAAACTCTATTTACAACCGAATTGCCGAAGATGTTGCGCAGACTGATATCCGCCATGTCCGGACTGATAAGACCGGATTTTTTACGGAAGAAGTTCACTCCGGTTTGAATAATATTCTGACGGTAGAAGCTAATATCGATCAGACCTCACGCAATTTCATTCAGGATATTGTGATGAGCATGTTTGATGAAGGCGTTGTGGCCGCGGTACCGGTGGACACTAACTTCTCTCCAAAAGAGGGAAACGCTTACGATATTCTATCCATGCGGACCGGCAAGATTAAACAGTGGTATCCACAGCATGTCCGGGTGGAAGTTTATAATGACAAGTTCGGCAGAAAGCAGGAGATCGTCCTGCCGAAGAGCATGGTGGCCATTATGGAGAATCCTTTCTATTCCATCATGAACGAACCGAACAGCATTCTCCAGAGACTGATTCGAAAACTGAATCTGCTCGACTCCATTGATGAACAGGCAAGTGCGGGGAAGCTGGATCTGATCATTCAGCTTCCTTACACGATCCGTTCGGAAGCCCGCAAGAAGCAGGCGGAAAACCGTCGGACAGATATTGAGAATCAGCTTCGTGGAAGTAAATACGGAATCGCATACACAGACGGAACCGAGCGTATTACGCAGCTTAACCGTCCTGTTGAGAACAATCTTCTGAAGACCATCGAGTATCTGACTGAGACATTGATGAGCCAGCTGGGTATTACGAATGAAATTCTGAACGGTACTGCTTCTGACGAGACGATGGCAAACTATTACGCACGAATTGTTGAGCCGTTGCTGAGTGTGATTACAAATGAATTCAAGCGAAAATTCCTGACAAAAGCTGCCCGAAGCAAAGGGCAATCGGTAATGTTTTTCCATGATCCGTTCCGGCTTGTTCCGGCGATCAAGATGGCGGACATCGCCGATAAATTTATTACAGGGGAAATTCTGACGCCAAACGAAGTGCGTCGGGCGATCGGTTATCGTCCGAGTGATAATCCGGCATCCGACGAGCTTCGAAACCGGCATCTGAATCAGCCGCCGGAAGACTTCTCAAACACCGAAGATACCATGGCATTGGGAGAAGCGGCGGTTTCCCGTTATCTACAGGAGGAAAATCAAAATGGGCAGGAGACCTGACTTCAGTGGCTGGGCCACGAAGAACGACTTGCTCTGCGCTGACGGTAGGATCATCCGCCGCGATGCGTTCAAGGACAACGACGGTCAGACCGTGCCGCTGGTCTACATGCATCAGCACCACGATCCGTTGAACGTCCTCGGACATTGCGAGCTTGAGAACCGCCCGGAAGGCGTGTACTGCTACGGCTTCTTCAACGACACCGAATCGGCGCAGCATATCCGCTCGGCGATGGAACACGGGGACATTACTAGTCTTAGTATTTACGCCAACAAACTGGTGCAGAAGGGCAACAATGTACTTCACGGAGCGATTCGTGAAGTCAGTATTGTTTTAGCCGGCGCAAACCCCGGAGCTTATATCGATAATCCGGTACTGGTTCACGGAGAAGGAACCGAGAATGAGAGTTACGAAGATGACCTTACAGAGGCCATCATCTATGCTGATTCTGACATTGAACTTTATCATGCCGACGACTTCGATGAAGAAGACGCCGACGAAGACGATTATGAAAGCGAGGATGAAGATATGAACGATAAGAGCGTTCAGGACATCATCGATACCATGGATGATGACCAGCTGGAGGCTATGTATTACGTCGTAGGCGCGGCTCTGGAAGATCAGGCTGCCGAATACGAGAACGATGAGGATGCTGAAGACGAAGGCGACTACGATGAAGAAGACATCGACGGCGAGGATGCCGAAGATGAAGAAGACTATGACGACGAGGATGATGATATGAGGCACAATGTTTTTGAAGGCGATTACTATGAAGGCGATTACCTGTCCCATGATGATATGAAGATGATCATTGATGACGCCCAGCGCATGGGTTCTCTCCGTGATGCCGTGAATGCGCATATGGAGAACGGCGTTCTGATGCATGCCAACTACGGCGATCTGATCGATAAGACTGACACCAGCGCTGGCGTCACCTATGCCACCGGCAACAGCACCTATGGCCTTAACGACATGGATATGCTGTTCCCCGAATTCCGCAACCTGAACAACCCGCCCGAGTGGATTCGCCGCCCGGCAGACTGGGTTGCCGAGTTCTTCTCCAACGTTCATCGTACCCCGTTCAGCCGCATTAAGAGCCAGTTTGCGGACCTGACCGAAGATGCCGCCCGGGCCAAGGGTTATCTTAAGGGCCATATGAAGAAAGAGCAGGTATTCAGCCTGCTGAAGCGCACGACTGATCCCCAGACTATTTACAAAAAGCAGAAGCTGGATCGTGACGATGTTGTGGACATCACGGACTTCGATGTGGTTGCGTGGATCAAGTCTGAGATGCGCGGTCAGCTGGACGAGGAAATTGCCCGCGCTGCTCTGATCGGTGATGGCCGCATCGGCAGCGATGACGACAAGATTTCTGAGGATCATATCCGTCCCGTTCTTACCGATAACCAGCTCTTCACCATTCGCCATTACTGCTCCGGTACTCCGCGCAGCGTGATCAACTCCATGATCAAGGCTCGCAAGAACTATCGCGGTTCCGGCAACCCCATTGGATATGTTTCCACTGATATTCTGAACGATCTTCTGCTGATGACTGACCAGATGGGCCGTGACCTGTTCAAGAGCGTCAATGAGCTTGCCACCAAGTGCCGTGTTCGCAAGTTCACTGAGATGGAACAGATGGAGGGCCTGAAGTACAAGGGCTTTGACGTTCTTGCCATTATTCTGAACCCCAATGATTACAACATTGGCGCGGATAAGGGCGGTGCTGTTAGCCTGTTTGATGACTTCGACATTGATTACAACCAGATGAAGTATCTGATTGAGACCCGTTGCTCTGGCGCTCTGACCAAGCCTTTCAGCGCCATTGTGGTTCTGAAGGATCCTAACCTCGACGAGGATAAGGATGCTGACGAGCCCACTACCGGTACCGGCGGCTGATTCAATAAAATCAAAATGGAAGTGAATTACGATGGCTAAATTCTTCGGCAAAGTGGGGTTTGAAGTTCTAACAGAGACAAGGCCCAGTACCTGGACACCCAGAATCATTGAGCGGGAGTATGTAGGCGATGTTACGAGGAACTACAGGCGCCTTGATGCCGGAGATGGGGTCAACGAGAATGTAAGTCTCAACAATGAGATCAGCATTGTCGCTGACCCATATGCCATCGACCATATTCACGATCTTCGATACGTCCATTACCTTAACGGGAACTGGAAAGTGACGGGCGTTGACGTTGAGTATCCGAGGCTTAAACTCAGCATTGGAGGCGTTTACAATGGAACGACGCTTACTTCTTGATAACGAGCTTCGTGAGATCCTTCAGGATACTCTGGGCTACGTAAATCTGTATTATCAGCCCCCGGCATCGGTCTCCATGAAGTTTGATTGCATTCGCTATGAAGAGGCGACATACAATGTCCGTTATGCAGATGATCAGGCGCATATTCTTCACACGGAATACCAGGTAATTGTAATCACAAGAGATCCGGATTCTGAGCTTCCGAGAAAGATTCAGGAGCATTTCCCACTGTGCAGTCCTGGAAGGAAATATGTTGCCGATGACCTGTATCATTTCCCGTTTACACTATATTATTAACTGAAAGGAACTATAACCATGTCTGTACTTTCCTGGGATGGTGTCGGCGAACGGTATTATCAGACCGGCTGCCGGCATGGTGTTCTTTATAAACAGGCCAATGGGGCATATCCTATGGGTGTTGCCTGGAACGGCCTTACTTCTGTCAGTGTCTCTCCTGAGGGTGCGGAGGCCACGGATATTTATGCGGATGACATCAAGTATCTTACCCTTCGTTCTGCCGAAAATGTGAAGGCGACGATCGAAGCACTGTATTCTCCTGTGGAGTTTGATGAGTGCGATGGCGCTGCAAATCTTGTCGCCGGAATGAAGATTAGTCAGCAGCCTCGAAAGAGTTTTGGTTTCAGTTGGGAGACTGTAAAAGGCAACGATACCGATCTGAATGAGCACGGAAAGGTGATCCATATTCTGTACGGCTGCTCCGTTTCTCCCAGTGAGAAGAGCTTCCAGACCATCAACGACAGCCCCGAGGCCATGAACCTCAGTTGGGAGCTGGACACGATTCCCGTTCCGGTCGATGGCAAGAAGGCCACTGCTTATGTGGAGATCGACTGCACGCTTCTCAGCGAGGCGCAGGTTAAGGCCGTTGAGGATACTCTTTATGGTACTAGCAATACCGATCCGAGCCTCCCGCTTCCTTCTGCACTCGCCAGCATTATTTCCAACGCAACGTAAGTTAGCAAACTGTTTATCCGGGCCCTGAGTCAAAAATTCAGGGCCCTTTTATTTTTTGGTAAAGGAGAGCAAAAATGATCATCAAAACTGTTAAGTATAAGGGCTTTGACGGAGAGGACATCGAAGAGAAGGTGTATCTCCATCTTACAAAAGCCGAATTTATGAAGATGGACCTCAAGTATTCCGACTATGGCGGAATCATTAATTATATGCGAAAGCTTCTCACGGATGTTAAGGACGGAGACACATTCATGAAGCCGCTTGTTACCATGTTGGAGACATTCATTCTCTCCGCGTATGGGCGAAAGACTGACGACGGTAGATTCGTTAAGAAAATTAACGGTGTTCCTCTGGCGGAAGAGTTTGAGACCTCAGAAGCGTATTCGCAGCTTCTTCTTAATTTGCTGAGCGAAGACGGTATTAATGACATCGAGCCTCTGATCCTGGGAATCCTGCCCACCGACGGCATTGATATGAATGCCGTGCGGGAAAAGAAAGAGCAGCTTAGCGCCGCGCTCGGGACCGTTTAAGCTATGCCGCTCGTCATAGAAATCCCGCCGAGAGAGCTCTTTGACGAGTCAACGTCCCGTTTCATCTACACTCCAGCAACAACTCTTACGATGGAGCACTCGCTTTTGAGTCTTTCTCTGTGGGAATCAAAATGGAAAAAACCCTATCTTTATCAGCAAATCCTTACACCGGAAGCGAACAAGAAAACGAGAGAAGAAGAGCTTGATTACATTCGGTGTATGACGATCGGGCAGAAAGCCGTTGATCCAAATATTTATCGGGTCCTGAATCCTCAGGAGTTAAAAAGAATTGCCGAATATATTAACGATCCGATGTCCGCTACCACGGTAACCAAGCAAGGGAATCGACCGCCGGCCCGTGAGATTATTACAAATGAACTAATCTACTATTGGATGACGGCTTTACAGATTCCATTCCGGCCATGCGAGACCTGGCATCTCAACCGGTTGATCAAACTGATTGAAGTTGCAAGCAGCAAACAAGAACAGCCAAAGAAAATGCCGGCTGCTGCGGCAATGAGTCGCAGGCATTCCATTAACAGCGCGCGCCGGGCAGCTCATCGGAGGCATCCATGATCACGATTAAAACGAGTGGGAGTTTCAAAAAAACAAAAAGCCTTCTGAAAAGAGGGCAAAATCTTGAATTGACCGACGTTCTGAACCGCTATGGCCGAAAAGGAGTTTCAGCTTTAAAAGCCGCTACGCCAAAAGATTCCGGGCAGACTGCCGATGCCTGGGATTTCGAAGTCGAGAGGACCAAAGGCGGGTACCAGATTATTTGGACCAACAGCAATGTGCATGACGGAGCCGTTATAGCTGTATTGTTACAGTATGGCCATGCTACAAGAAACGGCGGATGGGTCGAAGGACACGATTACATTAATCCGGCAGTGATGCCGATATTTGAAGACATTGCAGAATCTGCCTGGAAGGAGGTAATCGCAAGATGAGAACGGAGCTGGAGCAGCGCATTGTACAGATGCGCCTTGATAATGGACAGTTTGAACGGGGCGCAAAACAATCGCTTAGTACGCTGGATAAACTGGACGGTGTCCTTGATGCTCTCGGAACGGGAAAGGGCCTTGATAAAATTGCCGGCGTTCTTGATACACTTCAATATCGGTTCAGCACCTTTGGTATTGCGGGGGCCTCTGCGATTGAGCATATTACCGGAAAGGTAATCGGCCTTGCGGAGCAGCTTATGTCTCTTCCGCTTCAGCAAATTATTTCCGGCGGTTCCAGTCGAGCTTTGAATATTGAGCAGGCGCGTTTTCAGTTGGCCGGCCTGGGCGTCGACTGGGAAAAAGTTTCCGGCTCTCTCGATTATGCCGTTAAAGGCGCTGCGTATGGTCTTGACGAAGCTGCGGCAGCTGCCGCACAGCTTGTTGCTTCCGGTGTAAAGCTCGACCGTGTAAACGGTGAGCTGTCTGAGATGGATCAGGCATTGAGGGGTATCTCAGGTGTTGCTGCCATGACCAACAGCTCATATTCGGAAATTGCTGATATTTTCATCCAGGCAGCCGCTAACGGGCGAATTTCCGGTGATACCATTGCCCGTGTTTCTTATCGAGGCTTGAATATTGCCGCAAAGCTTGCCGAAGTTCTGGAAGAAGACGGAACGAATGCGCATTATACCGAACAGCAGATTCGAGAAATGGCGTCAAAGGGCCAAATCAGTTTCAAGGATTTTGCTAAGGCAATGAACTATGCCTTTGGTGATCACGCTGTAGCTGCGAACGAGACTTATACGGGCTCGCTTATGAATATGAAGGCGGCTCTGAGCCGAATCGGTGCTGATTTTCTGACACCGTGGTTTGAGGGCATGCGGAATATTCAGAATGCGCTTCGAACCATGTTCGATAACATTCGAAAAATCACACGTCCATTCGCGGACGAGGTATTCTCGAAATGGGTAACGTTATTTTCAGGCAAGCTTGTTGCCCTTATCGAGAACTTGAAATTTGACGGGCTTAAAAACCTGTTCGATCTGCTTGGGAAGATTGATTATCAGGCAATCGGAAAAGGCATTGACAACGTTTACAGGGCCATCACAAATCTATCAAATGCATTTAATGTCCTGAAACGGTACAAAACAGGCCAGCTTGAAGGGCTGAATCCACAATATTTCCAGGCGGCACTTAATGTAAGTCCAAAAACTTACGAGCGGCTTGTTAAATTGGTTAAGACCCTGCGAGGCCTTCGAAATGCCGTGCTTTTTGCAATGGATATTGTAAAAGAATTCGGCAGAAGACTGAAGGCTTCTTTTACAGGGTCTATTATTGGCAAGGCAATTGATAAGATCCTTGATTTAGGAGAGGCTCTGGACGATCTGATGATGAACCAGAGCTGGAAAGACACCGCATTTGCCAAGATATTTGAGTTTTTGGAGAAAGTAGGAAGGATTGGCGGAAGTGTCTTTTCAACCATGGTCGAGGCCGGCAAACTGCTGGTGACTGTGATCAAGCAGATGTTTGATCGCATAAAAGAATCCAGCGCTTTTGAACGCCTTGCAAGCGTTGTCGGTTGGGTCGGAGAAAAGATTTTTAATGCAAGCGAATCTCTCCGAGAATGGCTTACGAATCTTCGGACTACGATCGAAGAAAGCGGGCTCTTTGCCGGAGCAATCGAAGGGATTAATTCCGCTTTTTCAAAGGCCGGAGAATTTCTAACCCGCGCCGGAACCGCTATTGGAGATTTTCTAGGCCATGTCCTCCAGCTCAAAGAAGGGGAAACAGTCTGGACCAGGCTCGGTGATATTTTCGGGCGTGTCGGGGAATATCTTTCCGGGGTGTTTACCGATATCCGAGAGGCATTTGATAACCTGGCTAACGGGAAGACCAATCCGATTCAGTTTGCCATTGGGCTTATCGGTGCACTACTTGGCTTCCGAAAAGTTCAGAAGGTTTTGTGGGGCTTTAATAGATCCAAGCGGGCGTTTGGTTTCTTATCTGGTATAAAAGACGGCCTTTTCGGACAGCTCTACGAAGGACTGAAAGCATTTAATGCGGTGGAATGGGCTGATAAAATTCAAACCGTATTGGGCAGGATTTCCGGAGCGTTAAGGGCATTTGCCGATAATCAGAACGCAAAATCATTACTGGCGATAGGCGGGGCGGTTATTCTTTTAGCTGCTGGTTTATCCATACTTGCAGCTATCGGGAGCGATGCTGATGCTCTTGGCAATGGGCTGTTTGCGCTTATTGCAATTATGGGAATCCTGATCGGGACCGTAGCTGCGATTAAAGCAATCTTTTCCAAGGGGCTTTTAACCAATATTGAAAAGGGGTTCAAAGGTCTTGCCGATGTATTCAAGAATTCTATAACAAGATATATGGATGCAATGGCGTTCAAAGAAATCGCGGTTGCCATGATTGCCATAGCGGCGGCGGTTCTTGTTATGTCAATTGCCTTTGGGGCTCTTGTATTCATTGTCAGCAAATCTAAGCCCGAACAGCTGCTTGGTGCTGGTGCGGCACTTGTTTTATTGGCCGGCATTCTTGTTGGCGTGCTCGCACTTATGAACCGGATAACAAAAGAAGCCGGAATGATCGATTCCTTTAAGTTTGTAGCAATCGCAGCCAGTATGATTGCCATGTCTGTGGCTATCGGGCTCCTTTCTATGGCATTGTTCGCTATTTACAAGATGGGGATGAAGGATCCCGGTGCGCTTCTGGCATCGGTTACTATTCTAGCTGCGCTTGCTGCAATTCTTGTCGGCGTGGCGGCAGCTTTCGGAAAATGGGCAAAAGACCCCAGAATCGCGCTTGTTGCGGTCAGCATGCTGGCTGTTGCGGCGTCAATTGTAATTCTGGTCGGAGCGTTATTTTTGCTGTCCATTGTCATTCGTCTGTTCACCGGAATGAATTGGGAAGTGATTGCAACCGCCGCTGCTGCGCTTATGTCTGTTGTCGTACCATTGGGCTTGCTGGCGTATAACGTTCCGGCAAGGAAGCTTCTTGCCGCTGCGGCATCGATCATGATTGTGGCGGTGGCTGTCGGTGTTATGGCCGTATCGCTTGCACTGATTCGAGCAGTGGCGAATGAAGACACAATGTTTAATTTCGTGGTGCTGCTTGGCGGAATTGTGGTGGCGCTGCTTGCGCTTTCCGGTGTTTCGTCAACTCTTCTGCCGGCGGCTGTGGCGATATTGGCTGTGAGTGCTGCCCTGGCAGTAGCGTCTGTTGCTATGATCGCGCTTGCTCTTGCCACGGCAATGTTCAGTTATGCTTCTCCAGATTCGATTGTAAGCATGGCTGCTGCACTTTTAGTTGTTTCCGCTGCGTTTATATTGATCAGCGGCGTTTTGCAGCCGGTTAAGGTTTTAGCGGCTGCGGCAAGCCTTGTCGTTGCGGCAGTTGCAGTTGCTGTACTTGGATTGGCATTAAATACCTTTGCCGGGATTGATTTTGAATCGCTCAAGGCAATGGCGATTGCACTTACTGCCGTTGTGTTGGCGGTGCTGGTCCTGTCGCTTATCGGCCCTGGAGTTGTAACTGGCGCGCTTGCTCTCGCTGGAGTCGGGGCTGCCATGTTTATTGCCGCTCCAGGACTTGCGGCACTCGGTGATGCACTTCCGCATGTTGCAGAAGGACTGAAAGCATTTGGCGGAGTTGAATGGGGCGAGATCCTGAAAGCTCTTGCCAGTCTTATCGCGATATTCCCTGCGCTTTTCGCACTTCCGATCGGGTCATTTGCCGGTGAAGGCGGCCCTGCTACGTTAAAAGCATTAGGCGAGGCACTTCCGGCAGTTGCTGACGGTATAAAGGCCTTCGGCGAGGTACGCGGATGGGATATTGCAAAGACCTTTGGCAGTCTTGCCGCC